TCTAGTGGTGCTTCCCAACCAAGTTTCTTCAGTTTTGCACCATTGAGAGCATAACGCCTATCATGCCCAGGTCTCGTAGAGTGGTGGTCTACCAGTTCATACAACAATGGCTTGTTTAAGACATCGGATATAGCGGTAGCTACTTGTAGGTTATCCAGTTCTATGTCTCCCACGATGTTATAGCGGTCTGGACGCATTACTTTTCCATATTCATAGACCGCTGGGGGTATCTCTATGAGGAAAAGAATAGCGTCAGCCATATTGCGAGCATGAAGATAATATCTAGAGCCAATTTCTCCATCTTTTCCATGCACTGGGACTATTTCATGTCTTTTAATCAGTCGTATGGTCTTCGCCATGTACTTTTCAGGGTCTTGCGTCTCTCCAAAGAGGTTCATTGTGTTCGTAATCACAACAGGAACGCTATAGGTGCGCCAATATGATATAGCAATGGCTTCTTGGCATGCTTTAGAAGCTGAATATGGGTTACTTGGTAAAATAGCAGACCATTCTTTGTGGTTTACTCCTTCAGGAGCGGCGCCGTATACCTCATCTGTTGAAAATTGAATGAATACTTGGGGTTTATATTCTCGTGCGAACTCCAGCATCGTTAAAACAAGATTCACATTATTCTGAATAAAAGGAACGGGGTCATCTATACTACGGTCCACATGCGATTCAGCCGCGAGATTAAGAATGTAGTCACATTGCCCGATACGTTTCTTGGTTCTTTCTGGTATGGGACTGGATAAATCGTGAGTAATGATTTCAACCCGATCTTTCCATTCGGGATGTCCTCGTAATACTTCATCTATACGTTCTGGTGTTCCTTTATGCTTCCACGAAGCAACCCCAACGACAGACCAATCAGTATGAGTAAGGATATGTTCCAATAAGTGAGACCCTGCAAACCCTGCAATGCCTGTGAGTAAGACCTTACTCATAGACATTCTTGAACTTTCCCTTCTTAAAGTCCTCTAAGAAAGCAACACAGCGAGTCATAATCTCTTCTTTAGACCAAAAACGGGCACGCATACCATTTGGGAACTCATATCTATAATTCTGGTCAATCTCATCTTTAATCAGGTTCGTGGACATAACTGGTAGGTCATAGTTCAGACCCATGAAATAGACGTTTGAAAGTCCAGGACGATTCGGATTCTCAAGCACGGAGAAACGCTCGTCTAGTTTCTTTAGTTCAGTTTCAAACTCTTTGGAGTTCGAGTTCATTTTAGAATATAGGGATTTGCTTCAGAACCTTCCAGTAATGCTTGATTTAATTCGCGTATCATAGAAGTCCATGCTCCTCCTACTTCTTTATTGATTTTTATTGTTTTTTCAAACTCACCCCACCTGACTATAAAAATGAAGTCATACCTGTTGGTAAGGGGACTCAACTCCAGCTTCGGCGGAAATAGTACCACTGTTTTTTTGGACTGCGTCATAAGTTTCTAGATAGTTAATAAGTAAAGCCATGCACGCATTCACGACATCAAGTTTCTTTGTACCAGCAATGCGCACGGATTGTCCATACCGTTTATCATTATAAAAGAACGTATAAGCAATCTTCCCACGATTCAACAATAATTCAACATCGTGCCCATTGACGCTGAAAGTAGAGATTTGTATTTTCTTTTCAGATTTCTTTTTCATAGTTAGGGATTGCTTCCTTTATGACTCGCCCCAACCATAAAGAAAGAAGGGGCGAGAAACAATCGTGTTCTAACTATACCACCATGGTCTATTAGTACAAGATTACTCTGTGCATAACTAGCCAGCGTGATACTGGTCAGTCGCACCCGTTACGATTGGAACTATCCAAGCTGTATTCAGCGTCTTGCATGCGAACGGCATCTTCCAGCCGACTGTTGAGAACAAATCGAGTGGGTTATCCGTAGAATTGCCACTCGGGTTCTTCACATACACCTTAGGTGCAGAGATAGAAGCCAAGTTAACAATTCCGTATGCATTCTTGCCGAAGATAAAGCTGAAATAGATGTTCGAAACGTTGGTTGCCGAAGTCGAATAACCGCCAGATGAGTAATAGAACCCATTGTTGGTTTCAACGAACTCGACCCCATGAAGCTTTCCGATAACACCACGCTCGATTGCATCGGACGTCGTATAGCGGTGAGCATCAAGCCACTCTGAGTTCCCCATCAAGTCCATCGCTACTTCAGCAGAGATAATGCCTCGGTAGAGACCATTATCGAACTTCTGCGCCTTATTGACCTTGAGCGTGCGCACCGCGCGACGGATTTCAAGACCCGTAAGGGTGTCAGTAGTATGGACAGTTGAGAACGTAGAAGCCGCCGTAACCGTGGCAGGCCATTGAACACCTGCAATCGTCGTACCGCTCTGAGACACAGGGCCGGTAACGCTGGTTGCACCATTCAAGGCGAGCACATTGCGAATAAGGGTGTCAATTGATTCACCCGCATTCTGACCGTGCACTTCGATATGCTCCTTCAACCCTGTCTCAATGGATGTCATCGAGTATAGAGAAGAAACAGTCGTGAATGCGCCGTATTCAGCGAGGGTTGCGGAGACTTGCGTACCCGTCATCGCTACATCAGAAGGGTTTGTCGCTTCCGACAAAGCCGACGTGACGACAGCGAGAGGCGAGAAGCGTGTCCACACAATTGACTTACCACTATTCATCGGGATAGGACGAATCTGTGCACCGAAGTCGTAACGCAATTCCATCATGGCACGCGTAAGGAATACGCGGTCATAATAGAGTTGCATCGTCTGGGTCAAACTTGTAGTTGAGGTTGCCATATTTCACTTATCCCTAACAGATACTAGTTAATACTAATTACCTGTTTTGGGAAGAATTGCCTCCAGTTCTTTTATGGACATATTTTTAAGTTGTTCTTGAGTGTATTTGCGCTCAATTTCGGATAGACCCGATATATCAGCTACTTGGCTTGCGGCCTGTTCAGCTTTTGTTTGTTCGCGCTGCGCTTTAATCGCAATTGAAGTGTAGGAAGTTGGGTCTTCTAGTTCCTTTCTTCCACCGTTCTTCATAATCCACTCGACTTCTTTTTTACTATATCCTTCAAGTCTCAAATCGACCACCTCATCGTTTATTTGATATGGTTTTGATTCTGGAGACGAGTTAGTAATTGTCTTAGATTCCAGTTCGGCAAGTTTCGTGAGAGCGTCTCGCTTCTCTTGCTCTGCTGTTTTAGCTCGTGCCGTCAGTTGCCTTCTGGCTTCAGCCTCCTTTTGAAGTTGCTGTTTAAGAACTATAGGGTCATCTATACCCTCTCTCAACGAATCGAGTTGAGTATCGTCAGAAATTGTGGCTTCTGCTACCGAGTCTTGTTCAGACATATGTTTGTGCAAGATTATGGCCTTGTGCCGGTTAATAGATTTTGCTTACTATCGAGCGGTGTGGGTTTATCGTCATCACAGGACGCGTTCTTTAGTTGCCTGTTCCAAATTCCTCTGGATAGGCGACACCTTCTGCTCTCGGCCCATCTGTGAGGTGAACTGATGCGACTACAGGTGCTGTTCCTGGTACACCATCAATACCTCCGATAGTTGGGACTTGCTGTGTCTGCACTTCCACTCCCTCATCTCCTGGCATCATTACTCCTGCCATATTTGTTTTGTTATCTGATAACTATTTACCGGAGTGCATCTTCTGCTGCTGCATCTGAGATAACCTTCGCGGCTGCCATCTCGTTTTGCATTTTCGAGGCACGCTGATCTTTCGTCAGCGGTAGAATTGGATATACTCCAATGTAACCTACTGCATCCTCCTCATCTCGTTGCGTCTGTGTGAGCGATGCTCTACGAGAAACCTCTACTGTTGCCGGTGAGTATCCCGCTCTATCTTCAGCAATACGCTGTGAGTGAGTGAGAGCAGCTCTTCGAGCAACCTCGCCTGTTGAGTAATCAGCATTGCCTGGATTATTCGGATGATTAGGGTCGTTAGGATAGTTGCCTTGAGCATTGTCCGCTACATAACCTCCCTTGTCTTCCGCCTGTCTCTCCGCTGGTGTACGAGCATTGCGACTCGCTACCTCTGCTGCTGTCTGTGTTGTGTTTGACATATTAGTTTATATTATTGCCCATTATAACGACCTCCACGATAATTTTTCATTCCTGGAGCTGCCTCGGCTTTCCTTGCTAGATTTCCGATTACTCCACCAGGAACTCCTTTTGCTTTAAGTTGTGCTGCGCGACCACCGTTCCCAAGTTTATTACTCTTACCTTTGAATGACCCTGATTTCTTTACTGCACCTTTTATTGAGTTTTTCATTTTAGCGTTCCGAGAGAACCTAATGACCCTGGAGCGATAAGCCCAATCAACCAGATAACTACTACAACCACGATAACCACCGTTGCGATTGTTTTAATCATCGGCGGAAGTGGGAGCATAGTAATCACCCAGTAGGCTAATGCGACTATGATAAGACCGACAAGTAATGTGAGTAACATATTATTGATATTGGTTACGACCGGCTTCTGGTACATCTTCACTTACATTTGGATACTTGAACTTCGCTGACTTATTCTCTTCTGAAGCACTGATATTGATTTCCTCTGGATTCTTGAATGGAGCAGATTCTCCTGTTCCTGGAATCAGAGTGGTCTCACTGCTTTCATTCCCAGCCGTATTTTCTGTTGCTGGAATCTGAGTGAACTTCTTGTTTACATTATCCCGTGCCATATTAGTTGAAGTTAACTTGTTTAGTAATTCTCGGCTTGAGAAGTCCTGAATCGACTAAGAACTTATCAAGCGTCTCATATGCTATCTGTCTTCCCCTGACTTCACTTGCTATCTCATCGTTTGACATGTCCGCGCGGATATGCAAACAACTCTCTAACGGATTGATATAACTACGAATCAACTCCTCGACCAGATGCCATGAAGGGTCTGCGAAGAAATGCTCCTTAACCAATTTAAGGTCTTCGGGTTTCATATCACATCCCTTCGTCAATTCCTCCATTCACTGACCCATCACAATCACACGCTGCTGGGTCAGCACACCCTCCCCCATCACGTTCCTCATCAGAACGCGGATAGTTTACGGGGGTGTTCTCCGACCCCTCTCCTAATGTGCCTCCTGTTTCTATGTCTGGTGTCATATCAGTTAGTTAATTTTACTAAGTCCCCCGACCGTAGGGATTGCTGGTTGGCCTCGACTCGCCAACCGCATCAAACTATTCGCACTGAATCCACCCCCGACACTTGCTCCTCCGGGTTGTGGGGGTTGCCCTTGTTGTTGCATCTGCATTTGTTGTGCTTGTGCCTGTTGTGCCTGTTGGTCTGATTGTTGTTGAGCGAGTTCCAGTTCACCTTGCGATATACCAAGTTGTTCACATAGTTTCCCGAATAAGAGTTTAATCATCGGGTCTTGCATGTTCAGATTCGGGACTTCTGCAAGCACTGCTTGGATGTTCGTAGCCATCTTTGCTGGGTCTGCTTGTTCATTGGTAATCATGAAGTCAAACTCAAACTCAGCATCATCATAGAATGCATCTTTAATCTTCAAGAAACGGTTATCACCCAACTTCTGATAAACCGTAACTGCTTTCTGCTTAGCAGTATCGAAGTCCTCTTGAACCGTGAACTGACCGGCTAAGATACGCTTCTTCACATAATCATTTGCATACACATCTGAAGCAGCATCATCGAGTTTTTGTAGTTCTTGTGTATTCCCGACAAAACGCATGATGTGTTCTGGAGTCAAATCCTTCATCAGTTGCGGAAGGACGAGGTCGTTGAAGTAGTCTTGAAGGAAGAGAGCAAGATTCTCTTTCTTAAATGCAAATACCGAAGTTCCCTGAGCAACCGCAATCTGAGTTGTACCAAGAGGCGTTGACGCGTCTCCTGTATCTCCCCTAAGGGCCTCATAAGCAAAAGAAAGTTTATCTATTTGATTCTGGTAACTATCTTCCTCATTCTTGAACTCCGCCTCACTAAACCTCGCTTGTGAGTTGTTGATAGGCTCTATTCCATTCGGAGATAACATCAAATCCCCACTCTGAAGGTCGGTGAGTACGTTACGAACAATTGACTTATCCTTCGTCTGGAACAAGTGCATTTGGGAGAGTTCCATCCCCACACGTTTCTGGTTCTTCATCTCATTCACGCGGACTTGGACATCAAAGAGCATCTCAACTATGCCGATCCCCAACCAACGTCCCTTCGTCTTCATGTAATGGAAGTCCTTGAATGGCCAGTCCTTTACCCACTTTGACTTAAACAGGATTGCTCCTAAATCACTCACTGGCTTACCGTCATTGTTCTTCTGCACCCAATCAGCTCCTGCTACGATAAAGAGTGCTTTACAAAGTGCATCACCTGACTTTGTTCCTGGTTTCTTTGAATCATCTACCCACCAAGTAGGCACTTCTCCATAGCGCTTGAATACTTTGATATAAGGAGTCGAACGCATCACATTCACATTCACCCACTGGTCTTCATAGGGTTCAGTAGCATTCTGGTTGGAGAATTGTGTTATCGAACGTTCAACTGCATCTTGATCCCAATTTGTATCCCTTAACTGCGTGGGAGTCATATAAGCTATGGTCGTAACAAAGCGTGAGTCCTGTATCTTCTCAACAGTGGGATCAAGAATGAGTCGTCTTAGGTCAACGACATTTGCTCCGTCTGGGGTTTTTTCTAGAACAACTGAACCAAATCTTGGTGCTTCAGCTGCTAGTTGATTCAGTATCTGTCCGAGTTTATGTTTCTTTAGCCAGAACTTTAACTCTTTCTCTAGTAGATATGTGGAGAAATAGGACTTAGGAGACAGAGGCCATAACCGGATGTTCTTCGTATCTAGATTCAGCATCCGCATTGCTACTTCACAAGGAGGAATGACCACATTGAAGAATAACTTATCTCTTCCGTTGTATTGAGAGCCATCTTCGTACTTTGAATTAAGATAGAGGTGGGCTTTTTTTATTGTGTAATATTGGTTAAAGGGATACCCAGGGACAATAGATATCCAATTGAACATGAAGTCCTGTTGCTCTTTTCTTATCTGCGCAAAAATGTTCTCTGGTTGAGTGTTCGTTTGGGGAGTTGTATCAGGCATAACTCGATAATAGCAAACGAGGTAACGAAAACGTCATTTTGGCTACACATAAAATGAAAAAACATAGGTTCTACACCATTATTCGGCTCCCTTGCGTGCCACTAAATCTCATGTTCTTTAATACCTCCTCTAATACATACTTCTCGTAATCACCAAAGTATTCTGACTGACATACACGGACTCCCATTAACATGATGTGATTCGCCCTACAATAGATTTCTGTCTTGATTATCCATCGTCGTATGGATATAGCACTAATGAACTTCCCTGTCTTATAGATAAAATACCCTGCTAAGGCCTCATCATCATATCCATCGAGGGCACGCTTCCAGATTTCATTCCATATCCTCTTCTTAACATGATACTGCCTCCCGAACCTGACAGCGGTGTCTTCAGTGAACAAGGTAGATTCATGTAACTTAATCAACATGTTACACAAATGACTTCGGCATCGCGCGATTCTGAAGGATGCGATTCGTTGTATAGGGGTCTGGTCTAATAGGAGCTTGAACACCCCACACACTTAACGCTAGAGACATGACACGGTCATCATGCAACCCTTCAGGCACCTGCACTTTAATCTTTCCATGTTCACTGAGCGTGTATTGGAATGCTTCTAGTTCGCTGATTAACCCTTCATCATCTGGAATCTTAATTTTGTCCTGCTCTAATAGAATAGCTAGGTTATTTAATAGATTCATTCTGCTTATTTCCGTAAACTTGAATCCTTCTTGGTTCTCGCCTCCGATACGAAGTCCTCTTGCTTTAAGGTCTTCAACCACAGGGTCTCCTATTCCTGTCGCATCAGGCCAGATTAAAGCTGTATCGTTAGCGTCAATAGGATGGAACCGTCTGGCTGCCGCTTCAATGCGTGCTTTTTGTAGGTTCCAATCAACTTGATTGAATCGTTCTTGAGGATAGGCAATGAAGAAATTAAGATTAAATGGGGTGATAACAGTCCAATCTTGGTATTTAGCGAGGTCAACACCAAGTTGGAAGTCACCTTGTTCCGGGAGGATTTTATGTTGGTCATATAAGTTCTGTTTTATTCTTCTAAAGAACTGTCCCGCACCTTCAATGAAGGAGCACATATACTCCTGCTCATAGAGTGCTTGAGGAGTGTTTCGTTTGATTTCATTCAATTCTGCTTCAGTAAATACGCCTGTATCTGCTACGGTCTTAATATCCGTATACCATTCAGTAGGGTTATCATACGCCATCTGTAAGAGCTTCCATGAATGGTTCTTTCCTTTAGGAGTATAGATAAACGTAGCAGTCCCATGATTCTCACGTAAGACAGGTTGAATAACGGCAGTCCATATCTGCTCAGGCATCTCTGAATACTCATCAAATACTACATCTATAGGGTTAATACCTCTATGCTTATCCACATCTTCACAACCCGCAAAACGTTGAATAGATCCATTCTTGTAGTAGATGGCTAGTTCTGATTCATTGAACTTGGATACGATCTCAGGTGGCACATGTTCTCGTATAAGCGCATCCCAGATAACTGCTTTGGCTTGCCGATAGGTCGGAAGGAAGTAGTAGTAAATACCTTGTTTTAACTGTGAACGTTGTATCTGTTGATTTAATGCTGTCTTTGACTTACCTGCCCGTCTATGAAAGACGGCAATCTTAAACCTCTGCTTTGCAGCTAAGAGATTAAGTTGATAGGGTCTCGGGTTGAATCGGTAAGGTATCGTTATTTCCATGAGTTCCATACTGAATTACTTTTAGCACAATAGGATTCCCATCTACACCAGCAATAGGTTGTACTGGCTTACCGTCTACTTGCTGGATTATCTCTCTACGAAGCATCTTGTCCTCCATCGCATTCTTTACCCACTTCTTAAATCCTTCAGGGTCATCTGCCCATATTCTTTTTATCTCACCCATTATTGAAATAGAACCTTTATTTGCACCTGTTGTATTACGGCGTTCATCAAATCCTTTCTTGAATGGCTTGAGTGATGCTATGTTTGACATACCACACGATTATCACACGCTATCTGCGAAATAGCAACCATAATACAATAACTAAACCAAGCGGAAGCCCTAGCAGCCACAAAAATATAAATATCATGTACTAACTATACCACACTTTCTTTCGTAGAGTTCTGCAACGGCTAATATCTCCTCTATAGTCCACTTCCTTGGTGTGTTATAGAGATGCTGAAGTTCCTGAAGGATTCCCGCACCGTATTTATTTTCTAGAAAGATAGAGTATTCTGATAGGTTGCCTGATTGGAAGTTGTTGCAATAAAAGCATTGACCGTGGATATTTCTTATATCATACCAAAGCTCGTTCCCTCCTAGGTTATTATTGGGTTTGTCTCCATTGTGTTTCCAGTGACCTGCCGCGCTCGTGGGTTTTCCACAAGTGCAACATTGTTTCTCTATGGAACGAACATATCTTGAAATCGCAGTCCACGCTTTTGTTTTAGCACCTTTAATTGTCAGTTTTCTCATGTTCTTTCAACCAGCGCTCATAATCTTCATCTGTCTTAGCCATTGAAGTGATGTGTTTTAAAACACCATCTGCTTTCTTTATATCTTTACATACAGGACAGCGCACCCACTTTTGATTAAACTCGTCTGTATGTTCTATGAGAAACTTATAGTTTAGTGAATGTTGTTTCATTTCTTCTTCATACTGGCTTTTGCAATACATTTACCACACGAATTGCGTTCCCAAGTCCACAAAGAACAGGATGTAATCCTATTCGCGCAAATCCTGTCTTCTTTCTATAAGTCGGGGTAACTATGATATGAAAGAGTAAAAGTATTCCACCTCTCTTTAGAAGTTTCTCTGCTTTTTCTATGATGTGTTTCGGCTTTGGAAGGTCTGCGCTCCATTCTTCTGCGTAGAGAGCGTTGTATGGCGGGTCTGCGATTATCATATCGTATTTCTTTTTCTCTGGAATGTCTTGGAACGAGCATTTATATGTTGCTTCTGTTTCCTTTCGTATGTCATTCGTGTCGTTGTTTTTACTTGCTTTCACTCCACCGCAGAACATCCAAAGCACTTTCTTTCCCTTTGTAGGATAATCCTTTTCTAATTGAGACACGAACCTTTGAGGAAACGCCTGACTTTGACCACTTTTAAGAGGGTTGGTGCAGAGCCACACACGCATATTTACTTTGACTTTCATATCTTTATTCTAGCAGATGATTGCTGATGTATTTATAGTTATGCACAGAAATGACTCGCTTCCCATAATGGTTAGAAGATGGGGTAGGTGATATATGTTTCGTAAGAGAGATAGATACTTTAACAACTCGTGTCCCGTTTCCAACTATTTCCGTAATTGGCTCTCACCCTCCCAACTACACACCAGTTTTGTTTCCTCTATTGTCTGATGTGTATGTGGGAAGGGAAGGTGCCGGTGTTGTCGTGAAGTGCGTTTTTCAAGTATGTCTACTTGCCTTTCGGTTTGGAGGTCTCACTAATCTCCTTTTCTCTTATATCGGGCGCACAACGCAAAAACTCCCCGTTAGGAGAGTTCGTACGACTGGCTTGCAGTGAGCGACGCGTAATTCTCGCGCCATTCACTACATACTAATGTTATTTTACTACAAGCCATACACCCATATTATCATAAATGCAAGCGAGTCAAGACCTTTAAAAGAGAATGTGTGGATAACTCTAACTCCCTGTACACAACCTCTCATCAGCCCCTCCATACAGTGTGGGGCTAACTATTTCCACGAGTACCCTAAGATTTTCCCCATTAAGTAGTGCATTATATACGCGGTGTGCTCTTGTTCGAGTGGGAAGTTGATATTGCGGTCACCGCAGATAAACTGTAGAACGTGTACTAACTCGTGCGCTAAATCGCCTGGGATTATCTTTCTTTTTTGGTCTAGGTAGATCGTACATTGGTCGGCACTGTCGCGCTCACAGTAGGCAAGAGCGTTGAGTAACTGGGGAGGAGGTTTGCGGAACCTCTTTACTCGAACAGTGTAGTGAATGTGTGTAAAATAGTATTTCATAAAGGGGGCTACAGGCGGTTATTCCTTTAGAGGGCTAGAGGGGGATGGTAAGTTTTTTGCAAGGAATGTCGCAAGTTTTTCGGGGTCTGTGAGCCAGATATTTACGCCATTAACAAAGCCA